ATGACCTCGTCCCACTGGTCCTCGGCGCATTCGATGATGAATTCATCGTGGATTTGGAGGACCAGATGGGCGTCATAGCCTTGGAGAGCCTTATGCACCTGGACCAGGCCGATCTTGGCGACCTCGGCGGCGGTCCCCTGGATGGGATGGTTGACAGCCTGGCGTTCGGCGTAGGACCGGGCCTTGCTGTCACCGGAGGTGATGTCCTTAAGGCGGCGCTTGCGTCCGTACAGGGTCTCCACGTATTTCTTGTCCCAGCAGGACCGCTTGATGTAGGTGGCCCATTTTTTCACCCCTGGGTAAGCGGCGTGCCAGGCGTCGTAGACATGCTCGGCCTCTCGTATGGTGATGCCCGACATCATCACGATGCGCCCAGGCCCGCCCTCAAAGCTGAGATTGAAATTGGAGTTCTTGGCGATGGCTCGCTGCTCCGGGGTGACCTTGTCCTCGGGCACCTTCCAGATGAGACTGGCCGTCTGGGTGTGCAGGTCCAGACCGTGGGTGTAGGCATGGAGCAGCCGGGGATCCTTGGTCTGGTGGGCCAGGATCCGTAGCTCGATCTGGCTGTAGTCGGCCACGATGAGGACGTAGCCCGGTGGGGCGATGAACAGACGACGTATCATCATGCCCTCGGTGTTCTCTCTGTACCGGGCGGGGATGTTCTGGAGATTGGGCTGGGAGCAGGACAGCCGCCCGGTCTTCGCCACCGTCTGGTTGAAGCTGGCCCGGATTCGGTTATCGTCGTCCACATGAGGGAGGAACCCGGCGACGTAGACGCTGAGCAACTTGGCGACATCCTTGTGCGCCAGGATCTGGCGAGGAGCTTTGTGGCGCTTCGCCAGCTTCTGGAGGGCTTCAGCACTGGTGCTGCGCTGTCCGGTCTCAGTGAAGACCAGGCATGGGAGCTTCAGTTCGTCGTAGAGAAACTTACCCAGTTGTTGCGTGCTGTTGAGGTTGATGGGATGACCTACCATCTGCCGTATTTCCTGGTCAAGGACGGCGAGTTGCTCCTCCAGGATGGGGCGCAGCTTGCGGAACCCTTCCAGGTCGACGTAGGCCCCGGTCCTTCGCATGTCGAGCAGCACCCGTAAAACATCCATCTCCAGTTTGTAGAGATCCAGGAGCTTTTTCCGCATGGGGTCGAACAGGCGGGGGCTGAGTTTCCACCACAACAGCCAGGCCATGCGGGCGTCGAGCATGGAGTAACGCATGGCCCGGTTCCATTCCACCCGGTACGCCTCCTCGCCCAGCTTCTCGGCGTAGGTGTAGTCCCAGTAGACCTGGGACAGGAAGCCCAGCTTGTACACGCCCCGGTTCTCGTTCAGCAGGAAGGCCAGGGTCTGGGTGTCACCGTAGGGCGGGGGTGGGATCTCCCCGTAATATTTTGAGATGGACAGGAGGTCAAAGCCCACGTTGTGGCCGATCTTCCTCCTGTCCGAGAAGAACAGTGGCTTCAGACTGGCAAAGACATCAGCACGATGCAGCTGGTGTCGAGGATCTGGATGGCCGATGGGTATGACATCGCAGCGGCCTGGTCCAGCGAGGGCAATGGACCAGACCTCGTTGGACCGGGTGTCCAGGGCAGGCTTGTCTTTGGCAGCAGCTTGTCGGCAAACGTCTGAGCAGTAGAGGCGACGACGGGGCGGCAACGGCCCCAGGCAGGCAGGACAGAGTGCAGTGCGTTCAGCGTATCTGGATTCGTATTTCTCAGGTGGTCGCAGCATCCTGACGTTGCGTCCAGCATGGGTCTCCACGTCGAAGGCGAACTCAGAAAACTGGCTGTAGGCGTCAACGATCTCTTCCAGGCTTTTTTCAGAGCGACAGGTGGGAACGGGCAGGCCACCTGTGCGCTGGTCTTCCACGTCAGCATCGGTCCAACGGCGATGCGGTGTGCCGTCTGCCCTCAGGGCCTGGTGGACCCCGTCATGGTCCAACTCAAGGCCGCAGTACCAGCTATCGGTACCGCCGCCCTTGCGGGGGCGTCTGAGGACAGACGGGCACTGGACGAGGAGAGGCTGGGGGCGGGCCAGCCTCCCCTCGTTGGACACGGGAGCGGTTTGGGACGGCACCCCCGGCCAGACCTATTCGTTAAAGGCGTCCGCTACCTTGCGTAGCTCGGCCCTGGTATCGACTTCCAGTGCAGTCTCGTCCCAGAGCTTGTCACCGAACTTCTCGATGTCACGCTCTGAGAGAGGTTCAAAGTTCCAATCCTCTTTCAAGTCCCGGACTTTGACGGGGCGAATCTGTGTGCGGCGGTTATTCTTCGACCCGCTCATCTGTACGGCGAAGTACCGGCCACTGAGCGGCTCATCCCTAGAGTACTTGTCCAGGGAGTCGGTGACGGTCATACCCGTTTCAAACGTCACCAGGATGGGGGTGTCGCCACCACAGTCCAGGATGTTGAAGCGCACCCTGGCGGCAGGCTTGGGGTCTACCTCATCGAGAGGGCAATCCTCCTGGAGGCACACATAGCTCAAGCGGCTGCCCCTGGGCATCCAATCGCACCAGTGCTGGAGGAACGACGCATACGGACCATCCTCCAGGAACATGATCAGCCCCTCGTCGTCGCCCACCTTGTAGAGCTTGGTGAACTGGGAGGGGGCGTTGGCCTTGGTGCGCCGGTAGCCACTCCAGCCCTTGGCTACGGCCAGACCGGCGTCATCGTCGGCCTCATCCTCCGGGGGGCGGCTATGGCGAACCTGAGGGGGAGGATCCTCACGCCGCAGACGGCGAGTTTCCTCCACCGGGGCTTCGTCGTATTCTTCGGCTGGACGGGGACGAATCAGCCTTCTTGTTGGCTGTTCTGGCATTGCTGCTCCTTTGGGTGGATGACAGAAAATCTTCAGCAAGGTTGGGTTCTATTTCGCTCCAGCGAGCGATGCGTTGTAGTTCGTCGGCGGCAAGGCGTTCGACTTCGTTGATGACAAGCAGTTCCAGGTGGTCGACGTAGGTGTGTTGGTGTTCGGCATTCAGGTTGGTCCACTGTTCGTCAGTGAGACCCAGGTCATGGTGATCAGCCTCGGCCCCCACCTCGACCTGCACGGTTTCGTAGTCTCGGACTCGCACTAAATATCGGATGTGTTTTGTGAGTTTCATAGCCAGTTTTTCCAGGCAGCAGTGACACGGTGTGTGAAGTTGGTGGTTTGAATGCGAGGAGGTTTCTCGCCCAGAAGGCCCTCTTCTCGGGCGATGGCGACGATGCCCTCGATCTGGGCACGGGTCCATAGACGGCGACCGGCGTCGCCTCTGGAGCCATACACAGGCTTGGTCTGGAACATGGCCCTGGGCAGCCAGCCCTTGCGGATCCAGGTTCGCATAGTCACGCTGTTACGTTGAAGGGCCTTGGCGAGCGCCCCTACCGTGAACAACTCCATGGGTTGCTTGGTGACCGGGTGGATCTTGTCCTTGATGGGGTGGGCGTCCCAGCCCTCGTCCTCACGGGCCTGGCGGCGCTCCTCCACCAGGCGGTCATGCTTCATCTCCTGGGACTCCCGGCGCTTCTGCTTGGAGCCGGGGTAGAACTCGTCTTGGAGGGTGCCGAACCCAGCCATGAGTTCGTGTTCGTAGCTGGGTCGACACAGGGCGGTCATCGAAGGGGCTTCCCGTCGTCATCCAGGACGAAGAAGCTGTAGCGAACCGTGGTGGGGAACATGCGGTCCAGTTCGTCCTGGGTGATCTTGTTGTCGTAGAAGGCAGCCCGGATACGGCTCTCGTCGGGGACAGGGATCCACTCCACCATCTCCTCCCAGAGGCCCTTGTCGGTGAGGATCTCTTGGGCCATTTCTTCGTTCATACGATTGGAAGAGGCGCACTGGTTCTTCAGCACAGCGATGCCGTTATGGAGTGTCTCGCCTAGATCCAAAAAAAGTGACCCGGTCTCGGGGTCAGTCTCTCCGTATTTTTGGACGACGGCCTTGATTCGATTCTTCCTGGTCTCCAGTTCCTCGGTCAGGAGATTGGACTGCTCCCTGAGGGCGTACCAGGCTGACACTTCCGCCCGGAGAGCATCGATATCCAGCGGGGCTTGCACGGTTACTCGACGGGCCATATGAGCAACAGTACAGAGGGAGTGAGACCGCTAACCCTCCACCGGGGCAAGATCAACGGAAGAAATCACGAAGGCGGGGCGTCCCGCCTCGGTTGCTTCCCTTAGGGTCTGCTCGGTGGACCGATTGTGATGCGGCCTGTCCATGAAGGCGATGACGATGTTGGGATCCTCCCAGCGGTTCACCACCCGGTGCTGGAGGTACTTGAACATCGAGACCTCGTTCTCCAGACCCTCCAGGGAGCCATTGTCCTGGATGGTGATGGTCTCCGACCATTGGCGGCTCCAGGTGTTCAAGCCCTCCAGCAGGAGGCGCATGACATGAGTGTCGTCAGTCAGCCGGGAGCCACAGAAGAGGTACTGGGGGCCACTCTTCACTGTCCCCGGCCAAGTGCTCGGATCCTGGGTTGTTCGATGTCTGAGAGGAGTACCGAGTAGCGACGCCCATCTGCTCCTACTCTGATCATCCGAGCCGTAAATGGGGCATCCTTGTCTCCAGTGAGTGTGAGATTTTCCTGCACTTGCTGGCGAGAGATAACTCCTCTAGTAATCGCCTTGACATTTCGGTCTGTTTCCACAACGATTTTATTGACCCCGGATTTAAAGTTACGTTGTGACCGTGCTGAGAAAATTGGATTCTCGTCGGGAGCATCGTTTCGTACGAACTCCAGACCGACTGACTTCCGGCCTCGTCCCCCAGGGAGAACTGACTTCGCCTCCTCTACCGAAAGTGGTGGACACCCAGGATCGTAATGGGAGTCAACTAGATTGCATTGATAATCTTGCTCCTCGATTCGTTCCCTCACCTCTGACAATCGCCTTTGTACTGAGAGCTTCACATCTCTAGAAACCGGGCTTCCATATACTTCTACAGCCAACATCGTGAAATGAATGAAGAAAGTCCCGTGCTTGTACATAGCGATTGCTGCGTCTGCCAGCCGATCTATGACTGTGTATCTCCCTTTCGGAGGCTCGCTGCTGTCAACTAGTGCCAAGGTCATGATGCCTCCACGATAAATGCTCGTCGTTTTTTGCGATCTGGTTGTCCGGTCTCCAGGGTGTCCGCTGCATCGGCCAAATCAGTAGAATACCGACGAAGGTGTTCTACTAGCTTTTTCAATAGATGAGGGCTGATCTCTTCCTGGTGCTCAGATATTTCACGAAGTCCTGTCTGCAACCGACCATGCTGGGCCAGCATGGCTGCCATCTCATCCAAAAAAGGTTGGACAAGTTCATCGTAGTTGCTAGCGATTCGTTGTCTGGGTCGGGATGACAAGGTTCTGTCCATGTCAGCAGTGTGTTTCGCCTGCTTCACTGACACTTTCTCATCTCGAAGATCTTGAGCTAGTTGTTTACCTACTCGTCTTGCGGAGTGATCCGCCTGGTTCTGGGATTCCCCCGGATTTTTGTTAGTTCTGCGATCATTGGTCTGTTTGGTGACCACTTCGGCTTGAGTGGTGCTGAGATCGTGGTAATCCTCGTTGTCGAGGATGTTTTCCTCGATCAGGGCCAAGGCGGCGAGGGCGTTGCTGACCCTGTGATGTGCTTTGCCGTCGCCATACACCCAGCCGAGAAACTGCGCCACGGTTGCTTCGGTGTATGCCACATCTCGATTTGCGTCGAGAAACGGCCCCGGCTGGTAGTGAGGGGCGTACCTGTAGTACGTCCCAGTAAGTTTCCTGGTGTTTGTGCTAACTGGCCTCAGCTTGATCTGACCCTTAGCAAACGCATCCACCACAGCCCGCACCGTTTCCTGCTCCACACTGGCAGAGGTGCCCCATTCGTGCATGTTCTCGTTAGCCATGATCTGAAGCATGGTGGCGTCGTCCAGATCCTTGATGATGAGATCTACCTCATCAGTTGGTCTGAGTTTTTTCAGAAGAACTTCACGACGGTGGTGTCCGTAAGCGATCTGCGCCTTGCCATTAACTTTCCTAGCGACAATGTTTTCCCAAAATCCTGTCTGATCGAATGATGCGGTCAGGGCTTTGATTTTCTCTGGGTCGATGGGATAGGTGTCAAGGTGGCGGAAGGGGTTCGCCTCGATGTTCTTGATCTGGAACTTCATAGAGAATCACCGCTTTCGGTCAAACTAACTCTTACACGATCACAGCCTGTCACAGTCGGCCCTGTGGCAAAGTTCCATGGATTTTCTACTGCTAGACCGTGTGACTCTGGAGCCACTCCGACAAACTCTGAAGGTCCAGGGTCAGCCGCCCCTTGGGGCTGATGCCCTTACCGTCGATGACGGCCTCGGCCACCTTCTTCTTCTGGCCCAGGAGCCGGTACTGGTACTCCTCGATGCTCCCGGCCATCTGGACCGACAGCAGGGTGACACGGGGGAAGCGGGAGGAGAGCCGGATGATCCTGCTCTGACGCTGGGCGTACGCACCGGCACTCCAGGGCAGGTCCAGAGAGATTAGGAAGTTGGCCTGGGGTAAGTCAAGGCCGATGCCCCCGGCGTCGCTGGATAAGAAGAGCCTGGTGTCGGGGTCGGTGGCGAACTGCTGCTTGGCGGCGTCCCGGTTCTTCTGGCTGACGGCCCCGGTGAAGAGGACCGACTGGGTCAGGGGTGTGGCCTTGTCGGCCACGATGTCGAGCATGTCCCGGAAGAAGGAGAACAGCACCACCTTGTTCTCGGGGCTGGCCTCCAGAATCTCCTGGATGAGGTCGATGGTGGCATC